GGGACCGACCCACTGAAAGCCTTAGCCTACTATGTAGGCCAGAAGGCAGGGGACGGAGAGATCGACTCCATCGTTCTCGACGGTTCTCACCTCCACTACCACGGGGAGCGCAAGTACCTAATATACCTAAAGAAGGAAGACACGCTTATGTTGTGGAAGACCATCGAGGGTATGCCAGTTATAGTAGAATACGACTGTAACTTCTAGTTGTAACCGACTTACAACTTTTATTTATTTTAATTAAACATATGATACCATTGTACCACATCCTAGTGCACATACCTAGCGCTGTAAACGACACCATCAAGGTGGGAGAGTCAGAGCTTTACCTCGACACTAAGTTCAACGAGTTCCAACACCGAACTATGAAGGCTAAGGTTGTAGGCATTCCAGCCAAGTTCAAGTCCGAGCTAGAGATAGGAGACTATGTATTCCATCACCACCACGTTGCGCTCAACGACACCCAAGTCGTTGACCCTAAAGAGAAGATATACCGCGTCAACTACGACCCCTTCGGTGGTCAGGGTAACCAGGCATACCTTATCGAGAAGCCCGACGGCAGCCTTATTGCTGTTGCGGACTGGGTGTTCCTAGAACCCTTTGATATCGATGCTGACAAGGAGAAAAGCTTCATAGAAATCATTACTATCAAGGAACCAGAAAAGCGCTGGGGCCGTATCGTGTACGGCAGCAGGTGGCTAGAGGAAGAAGGTCTCGCTGTGGGCGACGTGGTGTACTTCGCCAAGGACGCAGACTACGAGATGGACATCAATGGCCGCAAGCTGTGGCGTATGCAAATTCACCACCTGATATGTCAAAAGCTGTAAAGTTCACAACAGTTAATGCTGCGCGTAACCTCATTTCTGCGATGGAGGCTGCTATTAGTAATATGACCGAGGAGATTCGTAAGCCGGTAGACCCCGATCTAACGGGGTCCGCCCGCAAGGCGGAGCTGCAGGCCATCAAGGACACAGCCCTAGCCTGTAAGGAGCTTATCGTAGAGAGGCAGAAGCTAGAGCAGCTTGTTGGCGACATCGAGGAGTCCGGATCCTTTGAAAAGGAGAAGGACTTCAAGGGAGGCTTCGCCGAGAGGATGGCAAGATAATGGCTGGACTTAAGGTAATAGACAAGCAGGAGGTGATAAACATCTGTCCGAACAATTCGGACGGACCTATCATTGAGATAGAGTCCCTCAGCATCCAGTTACCAAAGCCGGAGAGTTTCCTCTTTAGCGACCTACCCAAGCATCAGCAGATGTGGAAGCGTCAGGACATACCTAGGGAGCTCGCTCAGATAAACTCTATGGACGACTGGTACGAGTCACCGCGTGAGTTCCAGCAGAGGTGGAGCCCCTACATTGAGCAGGAGTTCAAGAGGCGTAAGGAAGGCCTGTGGTTTATGAACAACGGGGAGGAGACCTACATCACGGGTCATCACTATATGTTCCTCCAGTGGAGCTCCATAGACATCGGATACCCTACGTACCTAGACTTCCAGCGAAAGCTGTTTGTCCACCTCTCGGCCTGCGAGGCAGACCCTCGGTGTTTAGGTCAGATATACACCAAGTGCAGGCGTTCTGGGTATACTAATATGAGTGCAGCGGTGCTTGTAGATGAGGGCAGCCAGGTGAAGGAAAAGCTGTTGGGTATTATGAGCAAGACAGGAACAGACGCCCAAGAGGCGGTGTTCGGGTCTAAGATCATACCCATATTCAAGGGCTACCCGTTCTTCTTTTCTCCCATCATTGACGGAACCACTAACCCGCGTATGGAACTCGCCTTCCGAGAGCCATCGAAGAGGATCACCAAGAAGAACAAGACGACCTCACGAGGTGAGGCTCTCGATACTATAATCAACTGGAAGAACACTACTAACAACGCATACGACGGAAGCAAGACCCATATGTTATTCCTCGATGAAGCTGGTAAGTGGCTGAATCCCAATGATATAAGGGAGGTATGGAGAATCCATAGGACCTGTCTTTTGGTTGGACGTAGGGTAATTGGGAAGGCGATGGTGGGGTCTACGGTAAACCCGTTGGACAAGGGCGGAAGGGAGTTTAGGAATCTGTACTACGACTCCGACCCCAACGACCGCAACGAGAACGGAAGGACCAAGAGCGGGCTGTACAAGATATTCATCCCAGCATACGATGCGATGGAAGGATTCTTCAGCCAGTACGGACTTCCTATTGTTGAAGACCCAGAGACTCCAATGCTTACCGAGGACGGAACCATTACCGATATAGGCGCTAGAACGTTTTTAAAGAACGAGAGAAAGGGCCAGCAGAACAACAGCTACGAGCTCAACGAGATTATCCGTCAGTTCCCATTTACCGAGGACGAGGCGTTCCGCGACTCGACCAAGAGTTCTCTGTTTAACATCCAGAAGATATACGAGCAGATACAACATAACGAGGAGCTTTACCCAAACCCAGTGGTCATTGGTAACTTCCAATGGAAAGATGGGAAGATGGACAGTGAGGTGATCTTCGCCCCCGACCCTAATGGGCGGTGGCGTGTGGCTTGGCTTGCTCCCACAGATATTCGAAATAAACGAAAGATTGAGAACAATAAAGCTGTTGCCCCCAACGGAGCATTCGGGGTTATGGGTGTTGACTCCTACGACCTTGACACCACCCTTGACTACAGGTCCTCAAAGGGTGCCTGCCACGTGTATAACAAGTTCTCGATGGAGCACCCCTCCAATATGTTTGTCGCGGAGTACGCCTCACGGCCTCCGCTCGCCAAGATATTCTACGAGGACATCCTTATGGCTGCGGTATTCTACGGATACCCTGTGCTGATAGAGAACAACAAGTACGGCATCGCTAGGTACTTTGAGTCAAGGGGCTACGACGAGTACCTTATGAACCGCCCTGCTCACCTAGCGTCTACCTCTTCAAAGATGAACGTAAAGACAAAGGGTATACCTTCCAACAGCCAAGATGTGATACAAGCTCACGCTCAGGCTATTGAGTCCTACATCCACGACCACGTAGGCCTCCACAACGAGACCGGTAAGTTCGGAAGGATGTATTTAAACAGGACACTTGAGGACTGGATTAATTTTAAGATAGACGACAGGACGAAGTTTGACTTAACAATTAGCTCAGGGCTAGCGCTGCTTGCCGCCCAGAAGCAGGTTAAAGAAGTCAAAAAGACAAACTTCAACGAGAGAGTTTTCTTCCGCAAGGGTAAGGAAATTAGGCGATAAGTTAAGTTCGTACCTTTGTCCATAAACTCCGATAAATGGATCAATACTCTGTAAAAAGTAACTCATACGACTCTACGTTCCCAGACCCTTTTGCCTCACACGATGTAAAGGTGGGAAAGAGGTACGGTCTTCAGTACGCAAAGGCTATATACGGCCAGTGGGGAAGCGCCCAGTACGAGGGGTCTCTGTACAGCAAAAGATTCCGTGAGTTTGAAGTCTCTAGAGACTACGCCAACGGAACGCAAGACACATCCATCTACAAGCAGATACTTACCTCTCTTGACCCTAACAACGGTGATGGGTCTCTGGTGAACCTAGACTGGACACCAGTTCCTATCGTTCCCAAGTTCGTAAAGATTGTAGTCAACAAGATTCTGTCTTCTAAGTTTTACCCAAACATTGAAGCTGTTGACCCTTTGTCACGCAGTGAGAAGGACTACGAGAAGAATAAGATGAAGATATTCATCGAAAACAAGGATATTCTAAAGGAGGCGAAGGACTCAGGACTTCGCACCGAGGTAGACCCAGACTCTCTTCCCGATACCGCTGAGGAGACCGAAATTTTCCTTGAGACTAACATCAAGACCGCTGCGGAGATTGCTGCACAGATTGGCATTAATCTAACGCTTAGCTGGAACGACTTCGACGAGCGCATTTTTAGGCGCAATGTCGAAGACCTCGTCACCTGCGGTATTGCTGTCACCAAGCGCAGCAACGACCCCAACTACGGAATCGTTGAGGACTATGTAGACCCAGCATTCTTCATCCACAGCTTTACCTCTGACCCAAACTTTACGGATATAACCTATGCAGGCCACGTAAAGCGTATGAGCATATCTGAACTTAAGCGCACAGCGGGAGACCAGTTTACCGAGGACGAGTACGAGAAGATGGCAAGGACGGTTATGAACCGCTTTGGCAATGACTCTAGCAGGTTGATGGGCTCTGGGTACGACCCCGGTATGGAGCGCTACTACTACGGCTACGACGAGTACACCATCGAAGTCCTTGACTTTGAGTTCGTTAGCGTTGACAACATCATCTTCGAGAAGAAGGAGTCTCGCTTTGGAAACGTTGGATTCTACTACAAGGGCCACAAGTACACTGCCCCACAGCAGAGTGTGTACGATAGGGAGGCTGTTTATATGCAGAACCAGACTCTGTACGGAGGTAAGTACATCTTGGGAACGGACTACATCTTTGACTACGGGCTAAAGAAGAACATTCCTAAAAATGTTCACGACATCACCCGCACCCGGATGAGCTACAGCATTGTGGCCACCAACATTCGTAAGTCTATTCCTAAGTCTATGG